TGCCTTTATGTGCAGAACCGACTGCAATGCAATCTTTTCTATCTGCAGCAATTTGTGCAATTTTATTGAGTTTGGATTTAGTATCAGTTTCAGTTCCACACTCTGGACCCATCAAAATATAATCAACAGTTACTTGCTCTACATCACTAAAGGTATCATATGCTGCAAGAAGATCGTCAATTCCTACATTATACTCACTAGAACCACCAGCATAATTTGCACCATTTTCTAATGAATGATCACTCGCACCTTTAGGTTTAAACCCTAAAGCAGAAGTTTTGACTTGGGGTTCATAATTAGAATCTCCAACATAAATGTAATTTGATGAATCGGAAACTACTCTCTTGTAGAAATTAGCACCACCTTGTGGTCCTTTCCCATCAGTTGCTTTAGAAAGATATGTAAATTGCTCAATTACAGTACCTATTGAACCACTTACTGTACCATTAGTATCAACGATAGCAACATGAATTGCATCCCAAACTTTTCCACTACCGTAGAACGCTTCTGCATCTGCAGTTGCTTTTGGTCTTGCAGCAATTGCATTCCACTTAATTGAAGAACCTTGATATAGAGGTTTTTCTTCATACCAGGTATTAGTTGATGCAAGAGATTCAATTACACTAGATCCTGAAGTGCCAATATTAACTGAATCCGCTACATCAAACATTTGTCCTGCTGATGGATCATTTACATAAGCATCGTTATTTAGAGTATCTAAAATAACTACATGAACTACAGTTTGACCACTACTTGCTTGAGTGGTAACATCAATAATTTCACCTTTCTTAGAACCAACGGTTACAAATTCGCCAACAGTAGTATTTGTTGGAGTTGCATTTGCTCCTGAGGTAAGAACTAGTGACTGTTGCGGTCCAAAGTCAACTGTGCAAACTCTTAACCCATTTGTCCATGTGCCTGGAGTTTTGCCTGCATACAACCAACCGTTAGCAGTACCATTATACGATGCATTATAAACTTCTTCGTTAGCAATCTTAATCGGATTTGCAGAAATTGTTGAAGTAGCAGTTGCGGTTAATCCGGGTGCTTCAATAACAGTAGAGATTCCACTAAAATTAGTAAACTCACCAAAGTTACTAACTGAAACACCAGTTACAATACCGGAATTGTTAACAATTAAAGTTCCAGCAAATGCAGTGTTTTGTTGACCACCGTTAACGTTTACTGAGTATGTATTGGTAGGATCATAGTTAGTTCCACCAGAAGTGATATTAACTACAACACCTTTAGGTGCAGCAATAGTAATTGTTGGTGCAGTCGTGTAGTTAGAACCACCACTAAGAGTGAGGGAAGTAATTTGACCGTTTGTAATTACTGGAGTTACAACACCACCAGTACCACCGCCACCAGAAATCACAAGATCTGAAGGATCGAGAGATGTATATCCAGAACCTGCGTCAGTGATCGTAAGTGTTCCTTGTAAGGTATCATCACCAGCGATGTTGCTGCCGTCAGCAGTTGCAGTTGCAGTGGTTCCTTGAGCAACAGTTGCAAGAGCAGTTTGACCAACTGGATCAATGGTGATAGCGGGAGCACTTTGATAACCATTGCCTGCTATGGTGATAACAACGCCGGTTACTCTACCATTTACATCAATAGTAGAAGTACCTTCTGCGGTTACACCACCAGCAGGAGGAGCATCAAAAGTTACTGCAGGATTACTGATGTACTTACCGTTAGTATCGGGATTAGTAATCGTTACATCAGTAACTGCATTTCCAACTCTAGCAACAGAATTTTTAAGATTGGCATTGTCTGCTCTAACTACTGAAAGAGTTCCGCCGTAGTTTAAATAATTGAGTGCAGAAAGTACGTAATCTGCATTATACTCGTTAGGTTCACCAAAAACAGAAACTAGTTGTGCTTCTGATCTAATTGTAACTGGTGCGCCTAATTCACCCTTTGGGAATGGTCCTGCGAATGCAGCAACGTTTGCATTAGCAATGCTTGCTCTTCCGTTTGTAAGATCCTTTTCCCTAATAACAACGCCTGGTGAGCGTAATTGTGCCATCTGTATCTCCTAACAAATATGTCGAATTGTCTAAGATTATTTATTATTTTGACACTTTCAAAGGGGGAAACAATGCATGAACACCCTACCAGTCAGGGTATACATCTTTTATTCTTGGAACTGGATTATATGGCATATCTACTTTATCTCTTCTAGTTTTAGTCACTCTTTTTTTCGTACAATCTTTACATTCGTAAGAATATGCTGATGGAAATCCTTTTTTATTTTTACGTATTAAATAAAAATCTGTTAACAGATCTTTTTTAGTGTGACAAGTTCTACACTGCCTTTCGTTGAATAGTAGATGTCCCAACTCAAACTCTTCATCAAATTTCATCATCTATACTCCCACATGTGACTCATCTCTCCATACTCACTACCGTTATATGAACCCTGTCCATTGTCTGCAATATACCAAACATTACCTTCTTTATCAATTGACTCATAGTCAGTCAGTCCATCATCAATAAAACCAAATGGTGCCATGTCTTGGTCAATCTGATTCTTCTGTTCTTCATATAACCTTTTACGAACATCATTGTCCGTCATCTCTTTAAAATAATCTTGTGCAACTAACCAAGCAAAAATAACCAAACACATTGCAAGGTCATCATTACATCCTTCTTCTGCTTCAAAGGATTGTTTCTTTTGAATGAATGTGGTAAGTTCTGAAATAATGTCATAATCACTGACAAGTAATTTGTCTGCTTCAATCAACTGTTTAAGATTGGAGCAACCAATTTTTTTAACTGTTGTACTTGTCTTTACACCAAGTTGAGTTTTAGATCCAGAAAATCCTTGACCAACTAATTGCCCAGCACGACCCCTCATTGCACACATGAGAAGATTCTCATTCTCAAGATCATACTGTAGGATTGATGCTACCTGATCTCCGATGTCATTAACTTCAACTAGAATAAATGCTCGGTTATAATTTACTGCAACCTGGTGAATAATGTTTGGGAACAACATGGGTTTAATCTCATTGTTCCTATAGACACCTACGATTCGGTATGGTACAGTAGTAATATCATATAAAATAAATGCAGAGTAATCATTATTAGTACCACGTGATACGTCAACCGTCATCAGATACTCATGATCTGGAAGTGGGTTCTCGTATATTTTTAATCCTTTACTACTTGATAAAGGTTCATCGTATGACATTGATCTCAACTTTGCAGCAGAGATTAGAGTATCGACAGATCCTAAGAACTCACACTCAAACTCTTGAGTGAACTGTCTTAATGATGTGTTAGCAATTGTTTGCTCTTTCCATCTTTCATCTCTACCTGGAACTTGAGACCAGTGAACTTCAGTAGTTACATATTCATTTCTACCAAGTTCAGCATCATGCCATAACTTGTAGAACATGTTCATCCCGTTTGGCGTTGAGATGATGATGACTTTTGTGCTTTTACCAGAAGAAATAGTAGGATAAACAGAGGAAAAGAACTGCTCTGCAATATGGTTTGGAATGAACGCAAACTCATCGAGGAAGATGATGTTAAACGACATACCTCGGACAGCACTTGCAGATGTAGAAGATGCCAAAATTTTACTGCCATTCTCTAACTCCATAGATCCTTTGTTCCATGCAATGATACCCTGCTGTAACCAGTTTGGCAAGTTCTCGTATGCAAGTTGTAACCTTCCTAGCAGTTCTCTTGCGGTAGGTGCTTTGTTTGCTAGGATACCAATGTTGACGTTATCATTAAAAATTGCATAGTGCATAAGATATGCCACAACAGTGGTTGACTTACCTGTCTGCCGTGGTAGTTTTGCAATGTTAAATCGATTGCTATGGAAGCGGCGAACCATGTCTTCCTGAAAATCATATAACTTGAAAGGTACAAGACCTTCATCAAGAGAAACAATTTTACAATAATTTATAGCAAAGTATACTGGATCTGCTTTACACTTAAGATATTCCTTAATCTGTTCAGGGGTAAAGTTGATTGGTACACCAACTTTCTTTAGATTGGGATTACCAAGATAAATTTCATTCTGCTTTAATTTAGCCATTACCACTTAGGAGGATTGTCAGGACAAGTCATTTGAGGGAAGAGTGTTTTTAGTGGCATGAAGCAACCACATAATCTACACTGTTTTGTTTTTTCTTTAAAATTTTCACACTGCGTACAGATTTTATATTTTTCATCAGAAGTCATAAATTAGCAATCCCATTTACGTAATGATTTATTGATCCTGCTATCTGGATCATTTGCAGTTTTCTTACTTGTAAGTTTTTTCTTCATTCCACTCATCCGAGCACAGAAGGATTTTCTTCTGGGATTGCCCTTCTTCTTGGTTGGTGCCTTCAAGTCGCTGCCAGGGTTCTCCTTCTCGTAGGATTTCCTGCCCTTCTCGTTGAGTCCACCGTCGCTGTTCTTTCCAGATTTCTTTGTCCATGCTGCCTCATCTAATTGTGTACAAAATTCTTTGAATGTTATCATAGTTAGTTATGCGAACACTCTATGTGGACTTGATGGTTTGACTTCATAAGATTCCCATCCTGTCGGAAGGTTTCCAAGATAATTAACATGCCATCCATCTAATACTGTTGGTGCCACAATTTCATTTCCTTCATCATCCCATTCACCACCTTCGGTAATTGTTCCTACAACATCAATGGCATGATTTGCTGTATATGCATTTAATTTTTCTTCTGTTTCACCAGTGGATTCTCCATTCTCATCATATACAGGAACATCAATTATAAAACCTGCAGCACGAGCAGCAGTTAACCATTCTGCTTCATCTGCAAATTTAAAAAATGGTCCGGGTGTTGGTACAAATTCTAGTTCTTCGTTTTCCATGTTTATGTTGTGATAGATTTAAGTTTATCGTCAGAAAGACGAGTCGGGAAGTACGCAAGGCGTTTGATGTGTAGGTTTGTTTGACCAAATTCTGCCTGATTTAGTGTAGGAATAGTTACAGTGGAATCAGATCCCAGTAACGCACCTGCATAAGCCAATTGAGTATCGTTGTTTGCGGATGAAAATACAGATTTATAATTACCTCCTACAATATCAGTAGTGTAGAAAACATAATTCATTTGATTAACACCACCAGTGTTTATAGGGTAATAGACACCAAGGTTATTTGCAGCTCCATTAGTCCTACCGCCATAGTCAATCATGTCGTT